CCGCTCGCATTTTCATATTAGCTTTACAACCTTGGGAGACAATGACGGCAAATGGTTCGACCTTGAAGGAGACAGAAATGAGCGACTTAAAGAAGATGGCGGAAAGTTGGGCCAAGACGTTCCTAGCAACAGCCCTAGCAACCTATCTCGCGGTGGGTTGGGATGTCGATGCGATTGCAAATGCGGCTCTAGTATCAGTCTTGCCTAGCATTATTAACTGGCTTAACCCTAATTACGAGCGTTACGGCAAAGTCCGGTAATGGATGCCAACACCATTGCTGGATTCGTAGCTTCAGTTCTCGGATCAATTGCCTTACTTATCGCTGGGCTTCGTTACATTATCAAATTAGAAAATATCCCCATAGTGTCGCGCCTTGATAAAATGGAGTCTCAGTTAGAATTAGCCCTATCAAAGAAGGTGGGGGCTAATGGCAACAAGAAAGCGCGTTAAGAAACCGGTTAAGAAAACGGCTAAATCTCGCCGCACAGTTAAAGAGCTGCCTACGAAGCTAGATTTCTGGGCAATAGCCTGTAAAGAAATTTATGAGACTTGCCGTCGTAATGGAATGGATGAAGGGTTGGCTTTGGCCTTTGCTATGGATCGAAGCGCTTGGCCTGATTGGGTTATCGACCCACAAGATCCGATAAGAAAAATCGGGTGGGAAGATGGCGAAGAGGACGTCTAATTTACCTACGCGAGGTTGAGCTATTTGAGGCTCTGAAGTCGGTTTATCCAGACTTGACGCCTTTATCGGCGACCGACCGAGCTGACGGCATCACCCACGACGCATATATCGAAATGAAGTGCCGCCGCACTCATTACCCGACTCTTTTGATTGAAAAGAAGAAGTGGGATTACTTGGCCGATATAAGGGCTAGAACGGGCGCTAGGACGCTTTATATCAACTCCACTCCACAAGGGGTCTATCAGTTTGATTTAGGGGCTATAAACGAACCTGAGTGGCAATTAAAGGCCCTTCCAGACAAGACTGACTTTGCCAACAGCGGCAAGGTTGAGAAGCTTTGTGGCTTCCTAGATATACGACACTCCGAACTCTTACTTGTCTAAATCCATTTAATTAAATACATTTATCCCGTAAATCCATTTAAGGGTTACAGAACGGGAGTAAAAATGTCAACTGAAGTAATAGAACGTTGGGAAATATGCCACCAATGCAACAAAGAATTTGATGTTTATGGCGAAGGCAAGATTTTTCAAGGTTACGCCTTATGCGGTGGGTGTTACTAATGTCCATAACGATAATTCGATTTGATTCTACTTCGGGCGCTTGGTCTGATGGTAAAAATTACGTTAAAGGCCAAATCATTCGAAGATACGCAATTGAATCGCTAGGTAGAAAATCAGTTAGAGGGCGGTTAAGCCGCGAAGAAATCTCAGCCTATTGGCTAGACCGATTCGGGGTGAACGCTGATGTTCAATGACGCGATTATTTTCGTAGCCGTTATATCGGTGTATTACTTAGGCGTTCGCACAATTGTCGCCATTAAAGCCAAAGCCTTTAACGAAGGTTATAAACGAGGACGGAGTAGCTTAAATGTCAGAGAGATCGTTAAGTGACTGGCTCTCGGATGCTGGTAACACCCTCGATGACAGGGGGCTTGAATATGGTGATCCGAGATTCAATCTTTTACGCATTTACAAAATCGCGAGGCTGCTCGGTATTCAGCTCCGAGACCCAGCTGACGTGGCACTCGTCTTTATCGCGACAAAACTCAGCCGAATGGTGGAAAGTCCAGAGCGCGAGGATTCGTATCTCGATCTCATTGGATACGCCGCTATCTTGGGTCGATGCCGATTTTCTACACCGGAAGATTGGGATGACATTGAGTCTGACTCGCAACTATAACCAGCATCAGTGGTGCGATATTTGTAAAAGCCGTTATGGGCAAATGAAAGATGGCACTTGGCACTTAAAAGCCCAGACGCCAGCTGTATGGAAGGTGCAAAGTGAAACACCAATCCGAAAGGCTCAAGTGCGGTTTTATTGCCAACCTTGCGCCGATGAGGTGCAGAACTGGCCGGACGGAACGTTTTGGTCATTAAAAGAGCAACTAGAGATGGCGATTGATGAGTTCGCCGGACGGGAGAAATTAAATGTCGAATTACCTTGATGATTATGTAAGTGTGCAAGACAGACTAAAGGAGTTTATAAATGCGTTTCCAGATTATCGGATTAAGACTCACGTACTTGAGGAATCGCTTACGCCTAATTGTGATGTATATATTGTTAAGTGCGAGCTTTATCGGACTGAAGCGGATGCTGCGGCTTGGACAACCGGACTTAGTTCGGAATCAAAGTCAAAACAATATGCTTTGGAACTTGCGGAAACTGGCTCTCTTGGACGAGCTCTTAATCTCGCTGGATATTTTGCAAAGCCAAGCTCTAGCCCAAAGAAACCAATTCAGACGACCAAGCCTGAACTCGCCGAATTTATTAAAGAGACAAGACCTAACGACCCTGAACCGATTGTCTGGGATGTTACGGCTATCGCAGAACAATTCGGAGCAGAAGTGGTAGATGAAGTGCCGTTATGTGCTGAAGGTTGTGGCCCGATGATTCTTAAACAAGGCACAAAAGAAGGCAAAGAGTATCGCGGCTGGGTATGCCCAAGACCGAAATCCGGCCATCCAGCTAAATGGATGAGAATTGGATCAGATGGCAAATGGGTATTTCAGAAGTGAAAGACGCACACCCTTTCAAGTGTGGGCCTTGTAAAAAGGTGACAGTCCACAGCTTCGTAACTAAATACGACAGCGAGATAACCGAAGGTGATGAAGTCTGGTTAATGGAATGCCAGAATTGCTTTGAGCAGCGCCTATTTGATCCAGTAGATCGAGTGATTAATCGAGAGGATGAGATAGGCCGCTGCGACCAATGTGGCAATTACAAGATGAAGAACGCTAAATGCCGAATCTGCCGAATAGTTGATGGGCAAGAGCGCATTAAAGAACGCTATTGGAATGGCAACGCCACACTTGAAAGGTTTATAGATGCCGATATATGAGTTTAAGTGCGATAAATGTGAAGCCATTACGGATGTCGCACTCGGCTTTGACGCCCCAAAAGAAGTAATCTGTCAGAATTGTGGAGTAAGGATGTGGCGAGTATGGACGCCAACACCAACCCATTTCAAAGGAGACGGATGGGCGAACAAGGAGAAGTAAAGCGAAGAATCCACTCAATCAGATATATCCGGCAGATGCTCGAGTGGGGCTTCGATAAGGAGTTTATAGCCCGAGATATGGGCATATCCTTAAGTTCATTAGAAACCAGATTAAGACGAGCGAAAGTAAGGGAGCAGAATGACAATCAAAGACCTAAGCCTGAAGTTAGCGGCAATAAGCCTACTAGCAGACCAAGCAAAGCGCCTCAAAGACGAGCTAAGAGCCGAACTCAAGACCGAGATGGACAATCTAGGAGCTGATCGAGTAAAAGCTGAATTAGGCGATGAGGTAATCGCATACATAACAACCACTAAGCCAAAGTTCAAGTGGGTTATCAAATCGGATAGGAAGTTCGTTGAATGGGTGAAAGCCAATGTGCCAAGTGAAATAGTTGAACAGGTAAGAGAATCGTCGGTTGATGCAATCCTCGATAAATTTAATTACGTTGATGAGTTAGTTATTGATCCCAATGGTGAACCGGTTGATTGGTTAGAGGGTAGCGAATCAGAGCCTTATCTAACTACTAAGTTTCACGGAGACGGCAGAGAGAAGCTTAGAGAAGCCATAATTGGGCTTAATGGAGCTAATCAGATAGATGTGAGGAAAGTATTGGAGTTAGAGTGAAGATAGGTTCGCTTTGCTCTGGCTATGGTGGCCTAGATATGGCCGTAGAAGCCTATTACAACGCTGAAACTGTATGGATGTGCGATATTGACAAATACTCGTCCATAGTAATCAAAGAGCGCTGGGGATTGCCTAATTTAGGAGATCTTAAATCAGTTGATTGGGCGGCAGTTGAGCCAATAGACATACTTACAGCTGGTTATCCCTGCCAGCCTTTTAGCACCGCTGGACAAAGAAAAGGATTAGAAGATGAGCGACATATTTGGCCTTATATCAAAGAAATTATTGGCACATTACAACCCAAGCGAGTCGTCTTGGAAAACGTCAGAGGACATCTCACTCTCGGATTCAAAGAGGTTCTCAAAGACCTTACCGAAATTGGGTATGATGCAAGATGGGCAATTGTTCGAGCTAGTGATGTCGGAGCACCCCATCAAAGAGCCAGGTTGTTCGTTGTTGCTTACCCCAACAGCAGTAATGGGGGAATTTCACCATCGAACGAAGAACAATCTATTGCCTACCCCAACAGCGAGGGATTTCAAGGGTCCTGGAACGCGTTCAATGACTTTACCGATGGCCCTGTTACCGACCCCGACAGTCAGACAAGTGAGCAATTACGACGAACCAATAGATCAGTTTCTCAATCGGGAAATAAGATCATCAACGGGTCAAATAGGCAAAAGCGTTGGGATCGCTTTGAGATTACAGAAAGAGAAATACCGAATCCATTGGTTGAAGGTAAATTAAACGCTAAGTTTGTTGAATATATGATGGGATTGCCGGTTGGTTGGGTGACTGATTTGGATATATCTCGATCACAACAACTTAAACTTTTAGGTAATGGGGTAGTTCCTCAACAAGCATATTACGCAATTGACAAGTTAGAAAGGCTCTGACCTGCGGTTATGTTACCCTACTTGACAACTATGTTACCATCTCGCCATAGCGCGGGCGCAGAGCTGGCCCTAAAGCGGAGGTTGAGGGAGGGCCTTTGTCTTCG